TGCTGCTTGCGCTACCCATTTTTCTGTTGTAGCATCATATACCAAAGTATAGCCATCCTCTAAATCAGCTGAATCCACATTTTTCAATTGTTCAAGATTAACAGAAGGAATATTAACCTTCCGAACTGTTGTATTAATATTGGGTTGTGCAGATGTTGTTACCTTTAATGCCATTATCGTGTTACCTCAGGTGTTACCGTGATGATACCCTCTAATACTCGGGTGACTGTGCTACCATCAGCAACAGGTGCGACAATTTCCACATCATAAACATACCGACCAGCTTTCAATGCTGATGTTTGTGTATCTGTTAAAGAAATTGTCAATACACCTGTTGTGGTATCATCAGCAGCTTCTACGGTGAAAGCTGTGTAGCTTGTGGCTCCGTAACTTTTTCGTAGTTGTGCTCTGAGTGTGTAACCAGCTAAATCAATCTCATTTCCGTTAGCATCGGAAACTGTGATATCCAAAGAAAATGTTGTTCCTTGGTCAATCACCAAGTTTTTAACTGTAGCCATGGACATTCTCGTTCATAGGTGATTACTACAGTTATTTATAATTGTTCTATTAGAATATTGCCCTTCAGCAAATGACAGCCAACGATCCAACCATAAGTGGGCATCATCACCATAGGTCACGGTTAACTTCACTGTTTCACGAAATGCTGTTCTCCAGGCCTCATATTCAGATGTGGCAAACACAGCTTCACTTACTGTTCTTGGCACAGTGATGGTCTTGCTGTATTGAGTGAAATCTAAACCGAAATCTTCTGGTGTATTTAACACTAGATTGCTGTTGTAACACACCACACCCATGTGACCATATTGTAATCTATTACTCATGTTTTTTGCATGGAAAATGATATGTGCGTCAGAAATGGTTTCCACGGGATAATCAAATACAGAAGCATCTGTGATGTAATTTTTACCTGTTACAACAAAGAATTGTGTAGCTTCTCCTGCCAAGTCTACACACCGATGAAACATTTTTCTACGTCCATCAATGCCATCAATACGAACAGCACGTGGGCATAATTTCACCAAATGCTTCCAATTCTCATCAGCATTGTTCTCTCCGTTACTTACAAAAAACACTGGAACTTGATCCTTCTTGGCAGTTCTTCGAACCTTTAAGGTGTGTAGTGCCACGATAGGGTCCACTTCAATAATCATTTTGTCAGACCATTCCCACGGATCATCACTTTCTTTCTTCATCTTTTCAATGACTTTCTTTTCTCCGGCCCAGCCCGCAATAAACACTTGTTCAGCATCCTTACGAACCACAAATACTACAGGACCAGAGATATGTTCCCATGTAATACCGTTGGAGCATCTGTATAATTTTCTTTCAGAGCCTTTGGCATCAATGATATCAACATAATCGAACGCTGTTAGCTCTTTGTCACCGGCTTGAGCCCATCCATCTGCATCCTTCACAGTTTGTATGAAATCAGTGAACCATCCTAAACTACGAACCCAATGTTTTGTTTCTACAATCCAGTGGTGTTTAAACAAATCACTATGAGCCAACCATGTTTCATTATTCAGCATGCTTCTTCACCTTTTTTAATTTGGTTATCTTCTTCACTTCATTGTCTACACGTTTTTCTTCATTCACACCAAGATTTGCTCCGAATGCCCATTGTCCAATATGCTTCACTTGGAAACTTAAATTCATGTCAATCAAAATCTTATGGCCAGCATCTCGAAGTTTTTGTTGAAAGTAGAAATCTTCTCCGTGCCAATCTCCATCATAATATTCAAAGTTGAAATATGGAGGTTCAATGTTTTTCAACACTTCCGTTTTCATCATCATACATCCCATACCCACACCTTCCACTTCTTTTAGTTCTTGGTCTCCTTCCAACGGTAACCAATTATCCCAGTTACCTCGTTCAGGATAGGCAACTGTTTGGAGTGGGACTGACCGTTTCATGTAATTTGAACATACGATATCTACGTTATGTCCCATTAATCGCATGGCAGTGGTGCTAGGAAACAACATATCTGAATCCAACCAAAGAGCATAATCCGAGCGAATCTTCAAGGCTTGTTTTGCCAAACGTTCACGTTGTGCAAGAAGAATGGTGCTTTGGTCATACAACACATGAACATCAATACCTGCCATGGTTGTAGTTTTCACCAACTCAACTAATGCAGATGTAAACAAACTATACATGGACTCCTTGCAAGGAATCAAAATGGCAAGTTTAGTTGGCCGTGTTTTCCAAATGCTTAAATCATAGATGTTCTTCATACACCAGCAACTCCAGCTGCCAGAGAGCTAGATTGTGTGGTGATGTCCTGAATCATCGTTGTGATTTCAAGTACACGCTTCACAAACAATTGATAATCAGCTAGTGGAAATTGTGTGACTGTGTTTAAAGTTTCGATGCTGTATTTGTCGAAAATTAAAATTTCCATAGCGGCCTGGCGAGCCCATTTTTCCACCATGGCGAAACGAACCGTTTGTGGGTCGTTGTTTAAAAGATTTAAAAGATGTTCAGGGTCATGTTGAGCCAATACATCTTCCAAAAAGGCAATTCTTTCGGGCCAATCATTTTTTTCTTTTAGGTACTTTAGCTCGTATAGTAGTTCAGCTAACCTTTTTTTATCATACCCAATGGAAACCCATCGGACATAGCGTTCTTCGTATTCCGATGGGTTATCATTGATAGCGTTAATTAATGTATCTAACGTAATGTCGGACATAATCACTCCACAAAAAAATAGTATAAAGAAATTTATATAGGTACTACAAAATTGTCAAGTCTTAATATGTGCTCGGTGTTTGGCGACCACCAAAGTCAATGGATAGTCGAATTTGTCCGGTTAATGAAAGACTGGTACTTCCTAGTAGATTGCTATTTACCGCGGCGGCCAAGTCAGCACGTAGTCGGGCGGCACCACTAAGTCCGTATGCATTACGCACACGCCCCATCGCAATTGCCGACCCGGTATTTGGAATTACACCCATTGTCTACTCCCCTAAAGGCCTAAAATTATTTATTACAGTTGCAATTCTTCTTTACTTCATCTAGCTCCAGCTTTAGGGCCTTGATGGCTTCCACGAGCACGGGTACTAACTTTTCATACTTCACAGCCAAATATTGGTCATCAATTGGTGCTGGTGCCACGGCTTGTGGGAACACAGCTTGAACTTCTTGTGCACTCAAACCGAGTTGTACGGCATCATTATTGTAACCAAGTGACTTGGCTAATTCATTTTCAGTGAAGTAGTAGCCATTCAATGATGTCACCTTTTCCAAAGCGTTATCAATGGTGCCATGGAAATTCTTTAGGCGAGCATCTGAGTAGTAGGCTGTGATTTCATTGGTAGCTCTGATTTCACCGGCAGTGCCAGATGCTGCAGTTCCAATACCTAATGAATTGAATTGTACGTTGGAACCTGTGGCAACAGCTTGACCAATTGAGAAGGTGACTGCGCCTGTGCCTGCACTAACTGACACACCTGTGCCTGCTACTGCAGAAGTTACACCAGCGTTAGTTAATGTTACTGAACTACCAAGAGCAACAGAACCACCACCTGACATACCAGTACCTGCTGTCACAGTGATTGAGCTATTTACAAGACCACCGTTTGGAAGTCCTGTGCAATTGGTCAATGTACCACTTGATGGTGTGCCAAGTGCTGGTGTTGTTAAAGAAGGACTTGTCGAAAGAACAACACTTCCTGAACCTGTGGTGCCGTTGCTCAAATTGGATGCAGCAATTTGTGAATTACCGATACGATATTGTTTACCGGCTGCAAGATTCATATGTTCTGAACTTGACCATGAATCATTACCGTTACTATATGTAAATGTCTTGTTGGTTGCTGTTGTGGCTTCAACGGTGATACCTGCACCATCAGCACCTGCGTTTGTGGAATTACCCTTGGCAAGAGTGATGTTCACATCATCCACGTCAAGTGTGGTGCTGTTCACCGTGGTTGTTGTACCATTAACAGTTAAATTGCCAGCAATTGTTACATCGGTATTTGACAGAGAGATGGCAACAGAGCCTGTTGATGATTTAATATCATTACCACTAACTTGTAAATCACCGGCTACAGTAACATCAGCTGTGTTCAATGAGATTGCTGTGGTACCACCTGAGGACTTGATGTCATTACCACCGATGGTTAAATCACCTACTAATGCAACTTCTGCACCTGTTAAATTGATGGCGGCTGTATTGGATGAGCTGCTGGCAATACGAAGTTGACCTGAGTTGTTTACTAACCGTCCAAATTCAGTACCACCATCCTTCAAGATGATGTCGCCACCGTCAGCATCAAGATTGATGTCTGCGCCTGCGTCAATTGTAAAATCAGCAGTGGCATCAATTTCTGCAATGACAGGTGTTGTTAATGTTGGTGTATCGGCAAACACAAGTGAGCCTGTACCTGTTTCATCAGTCATGGCAGCCAACATTTGTGCAGATGTGGCAACCAATGTATTATTGGATAGATTGATGGTCTTGTTGGTAAGTGTTTGTGATACATCAGTACCAACCATCGTGGTTGTGGCATCAGGGATGGTGATGGTTCTATCTGCTGTTGGGTCAACAACTGTTAGTAATGTTTCAAAGGCATCAGCCGTTGCACCTTCAAAATACAAACCATTGGTAACGATGGCAGCATCTAACGTTTTGTTGGTGAGTGTTTGTGCACCGTCCAATGTTGTTAGAACGCGTGTTGCTGAACCTGTATAGAACTTGAAGTCACCAGCGTTATTCCAAACGTCGCCAGAAACAGGTGATGTGGGGTCGGCACTACCAGCTACAACACGAATACTAGCAGTTGAAGAACTACTAGTAACAGTTGTAAGTTTACCGGTCATGGAGTTACTACCATCTTTCTCCAATTTATCGGTATTCAAATTACTAAAGTTATCATCAACTTCAGTATTTGTTAGTGGTGTACCTTTTACGTTTCTTAAGGTTAATGTGGACATCGTTATCCTCTATTTGCAATTAAGAGTTGTAGCATATTTTTAATATCTGTTAATTCTTGTTTTACACTATTTATATCAGTTTCAAGTTCTTTCATTTTGTCTTTACTGTATCTTCTGGCTTTATATGCTAATATAGTAGGAATCTACACTGGTCATCACAATCTTCACTGCAAACACATGGAATTGAGTGAAGGTTGAACCGTTAGCCACATATTCAAACACACCTGAACTATTCAATCCACCCACCACAGTGCCTTCATCATGACCATTTTTGTCAAACTTATATACCAATTCACCTGCTCCTAGACTGTTGCTGGCTGCACTTTTAATCATTTGTGTCCAAGGACGATTCTTAGGTTCCGTGGTATCACCTACACCTAGAAGTTTTCCATACACAATTACATCAGTACCAGCTGGAATATCGGCATCCAAGAACACCATTAAATCATCTGCTTCAGCGCCTGTTGGAAGTGAGACGAAACGTGTGTGATATTTTGCATTTCCCTTCACATCAGCTGCTTCATAATCTACTGTGATGATGTCATCAGTTCCAGAAACAGCAGCATTAGCTGTCAATGTGATACTATCACGGGCTGTGACTGCACGCACTACACCTATAACTTTGCCTTCAGAGTTACGAAGCACAGCGCCTGGAATTACTTGGTCAATAAAGGCGGTTTCATCGCCAGAAGTTTTACCTGTGACAGTTGTACTACCAGTGCTAAATGTTGATGTACCAGACAATGTTCTTCTAGTGCTACGAATCACATTTTCATAACCTACAATTTGTGACTTCGTGATGTCAACAACAGGTGAAATGTTGGAGTTGCTGGTTGAGAAATTCACTTTCACCATCACAGAACCTTCTGTGGGGTCAGTGATGTTCAATCCTCCAGCCAATGTTTCATATGAATGTGAGTACACAGTTTTTTCTTCACCCAATGTAAAGACACCTTCTTTCTTCATGGGTGTATATGATACTGGATCCACTTCAGATGAATTGTAGATTTTATGTTCAAATGATACAGCTGAATCATTGTACTCAATGTATGAGATGCCAGGTGCCAAACGATGTAGAAGTTTTCCTTCTACATTATCTTCATATGGTTCCAATGAAATGATGGCAGTACCCGAGCTTGATGCCGTTGATGTTCTCTTGATTGTTACAGTTTCACCATCACTAAATGTTCCAGAAACAATTTCCACATGAGCCACTTTGTTGTAGCGGTCAAAGTTTAAAACAGTTCCTATTGCACTGCTAGTTACACCAGTAAGAGTATCTCCTACTAATACTTCAGTTGAGTTGGAAGAAATACCAAGATAATCAATCTTCTTGTTCTTTAAAATCAATGTTCCACTTGATACATTGAAGTTGGCACGATACACGGTGAACTTCATATCTGCTGATTCTGATACGGTCCAATTCACGCTGTTGCTTGAAATGTACAACCGACCAGCAGCGGGTTGTTTGTCAATTTTTTCTTCTGTACCAATTTTGTTTTGTCCAAGAACTGCTGTCCAAATTTCATATCCTTCACGACCACCTGCTGGCAATAGAACTACGGCATATTCTTCATTGTTCTTCAAATACACAGGAGATTCAAATGTAAATTGTGTTGGTGCCTCAGCATCAGAGGACACATTCACATCTTTAGGATATAATGTTACTGTACTAAAGGGAAGAATTTCTGTTCCAGGATTTCCATTGGTTGTGGTTCGAATTTGTAATGTAATGGGTACATTGGCCACAGAAGGCTTTGTCTTGAAGAACACATCAATTTTGGTGATGAAGATACCGTTGTTTTGCCCAGACACGAAGAAGGTTTGAGCAACTGGATCTTTGAATGATGTTGTAGATGGATTTACTGTTACTGTACGTTCTACAGATAATTCTCTAGGTGATGTTGACCGTGCAAATGTGATGTTAGGTGCACGTGTGGATCCTATTTTTCCTGTATCATAAGTGATGGCACCCTTAGATGTATAGGATGTTATAGCCACGCAATCGGTTTGAGCAGTAGGATCTGAAGGATGATTAATCAATGTGAACAGACGAGTTCCTGTCTTAAATGTTTCAGCAGGAATACGAAATACACCAGATATTTCACCGTTGTTATCAGTTACAAGATTTCCTCCAAATACTGTGGCATCAATGTCACGACAATGGTCGGTAACAAGTTGTCCGTCAAAGAAAGGATACACCCGAGTGTTGGGCTTCAATCCTTTGGCATTGAAGTTCACTGTGGCACTACGCATATAGCTTAGTGGTTCATCAGCAGGTGCTTGTAAATTTGGTGGATTAATGGACATAATAATTCCTAATTAAATTGCGTTAACGTCTTGGAAACCAAATGACGAGATTGGTTCTATTTCACCACCCTTCCATGTCATGCCGCCACCACCGTATATTGAAGCCGGGTCACGTCCAGTTGCACCGCCGCCGCCTCCTCCATACACAGGTGGTGTTTCTTCAGGTGGTGCTGGAGAATCCAATGGCAAGAACACTGGGAATCCTTCATCAATGATGGTGGGTGTCACTGAGATGATGGCTGGTACTCCTAGAGCGCCACCCACACTATCAATCTTGATGGGCTTCAAGTTCCAATTTTGTTCCACGAATACAGGAACCACAGGTTTTTCTTTCTTGACTGGAGGTGGCGGAGGTGGTGGAGGAGCTACTTGTTCTACGATAACTGGCATTGGAATAGAAACTTCAACAATTTTTTCAACTTCACGAATCACTTCTACTTGTTTTTCAACTTCCTTGATGATGACTTCAGTGTTGTAGTGATTGATGATTTGTGGTTGTGTTCTGTGTTCATACCAGATATCTTCAGCAGGAATTAAACCAATGCTACCTTCATATCCATACACAACATTGTTAGTTACGGATACTGATTCAGAAGCATAAGGATTTTCTGTGAATACCACGTGTTCATAAGGTAATGTTGCAATTTCACCATCAGCAGGATAATTCACCAAGTCTGGTCGGAAATCAGCAGCAAGAATGGCTGTTGTGATGCCTGTGTATGTGATTAATCCTGTGGTGCTAGTTGTAGTACCGGTTACTGTGTAGGCTGTGTTGGCTACGAAAGTACCTGTGCAATTCACAAGATATAAACGAACCCACTTGTAATTTCCACCACGTGCAATTTCTACACGATGTTCAACTTCACCGGTTGCACCTGAAGTGGCCTGGCTTACAGTTTCACCAATACCGAAATTGGTGGCACCTACAGTTTGACGAACAACAATCTTGGCGTCTGTTGGAGCTAACAATACACTGCTGGTGCTAGACACTTCTAAATCAATTGGGTCGGCATCTAGGCGAGGGGAAAGCACACCTTGATAAATTAAACAATCATTGGTTTCATTGTTCAAGTTGATTTTTTCAGCTCTATCAAATGAATCTACTAGAACACCATTCTTGAATCTTTCTTCACCTGTATCATTATATATCAAGGCATTGATGGTCTTTTGTTCTAGGAAAGAAAGTTTTGTGAATTCTTCCAATGAACCCAAACGTTTTTCAATGACACCAATATCTGCCATGGTGTAACGGCGTTGTAAATCTGCTTTGCTAAAGCTAGATGCATTCACAGGACGTCCAGCCAATTTTGCCGCCTTTGGAGAAAGAGCAGGGAATGGAGGAAGTTGTAACACACCTAGGTCCATGCAATTGCTTGGCAACTTAGGTGTTAATGGATTTTCAGATGCCAATCCTTGAACCACAGTGAAGTTGCCATCTGCGTCCAACACCACTCTGTCCACACGGGGAAGATTCCACTCAATATCAGTGATGAATTCTTCTTGTGGGTGGGGGATATAGAACGGTGTAAATCCTGTGTATGCCTTGGTGGATGCTGTATATCCTATAGGATTGATGTTGGAAGATGTCAATGTGGTTGTGGATGTTGCCACGTTGGCTACAGTGACACGAAAATCCACACAATCACGCATTTCATATTTCTTACCATTTGATGCCATGTATACAGGCATCTTGTGCCAATCTATTTGTGTAGATGTTGGACTACTGCCTTGTGCAGGCAATGGATATGAATTCACATTGAAAAAGGCACCAGCGTTATGAACAAAATGGTCTACTCGAACAACATATCTACGTTCTTCTAGGAAGCCTCCATCAATGGTTCCTAGATTGTAGTGACTGTCTGTTTGTCCATTTTTAATTTTAAATTGTCCGGTGTAATCATCGCCTGAAGTGTTGATAGTGGCCCAACTTGTTTCCACATCACCGGCCTTCACATAATCCACAGCGTAAATGTCGTATAATCCAAGTGAAGCGGATGTTGTGAATCTCTTGGCTACTACATCCCAATTAGGATGAACAACACGCAATGGTGTGGAGCTAGTTGTGGTGATATTTGCAGCTGAATTGCCAGTTAACACCACAATAGGTCCAGTAGATGTTCCATCATTTCTTGCTGTTACAGAAGAAACAGTACCAAGCAACACATTGGCGCTAGTGTAAATTTTACTACCAGCTGGACAGTCTTCAGATGTAATGGCTACAGAAGCATTATATGAGAAAGCAATATTTGCACTTCCCGTAGATGCTGTTGCTGTTAAGTAGGTACCAGAACTTACATATCCCAACTTCTTGGTTGTTTGAATACGAACATAACGGTCGGTGTTCAATGTTTTTGTACGAGGGGTAACATCAGACCGAGAAACAGAAGCCAACACAGACACAGTAGGACTTCCAGTTAAACTACCTGGAGTATAGATGTTGAAGTTAATGGTGTTGGTGCCCGGTGTAACAGTTGCATTAGCACCAACCATGTTGATAACTTGTCCAGCTGTGTAAATGGTGCTGCCTGTACTAATGGTAGTTTCAGCAATGACAATGAATTCTGTTAGAATTGTTGCATTAGTTGATGTGGTGAATGCAAAATTTTCATCACCTGACACGCTAACAGAAGCAGAACCGTTAGCTGCCACTGCTACAGAAGTGAAATGTTTTCTGTAGACAAATGAGTTGTCTAACGTGTTAGGTTGTAATGTTTTAACGTAATCGTAGGTGGTGGGAATAATGTAAGGTGAAAATGAACTTTCTTTCAATACAGCAGGTGTATCAGCTACGTCTGCATGAAAATCTTTTGAAGCGTTGTCAAAATAGATGCCTTGAATATCACTTACACTACCCCCTGTCATTTCAATATCATAAAGATATACACGATAACGAGCAGAAGCAGCACCAGATGTTCCTGAAATATATTCTACAGTGGCAATACGAGCAGTACCTATTTGTGAACCAGGAGCTGATGTTGATGAATAAGTACCTGCTGTTACTGCTCCTGCTGCGGCGCCACGTAATGATACCAATGAACCATTAGAAGGAATGTTGCCGCACATTTCATCTACAATCAAATAATTTCCATATGCAGTAGATAAACGAATAGCGGTTCTTTCATTGGTGTCTGTAGGCTTTACGACATCAAGATATTTTGTGGCAAACAATTCATATTCAAATCCACGAACATATGCCTTTCCTGGTTCTACACCAAGAGCGAGTTTTCCATTGTCGCCACCTTGCACTGATGTATAAACACCATCTGTGTCATCATCTACCAAGTGTTCACGAATATGATAGTTGAATGGGCGTACAACATAATCACCTGATTCATCATAGGTTCTACGTGCCAAAGTTTTATTTAATTCAGCGTATTGTGTTCTATCATATCTACGACTGATAGCACCAGCACTTACTTCGTAGAGTACAAAGAATCCTTCCACCGTTTCATTGATAGGATAAGCTACAAGTGTTGTAGATAATTTAAAACGGTCAGCACCTGGAGCTGTATAGTTGAAGGCACCTTGTGCAGGGTCCAATAATGTTTCATCATCATCAGATGTGATGACTTCTTCAGATACTAGAAATCCTACTTTTTTGCTTGGCGTATCACTGTATTTTTCTAGTACAATGGTTTGTGTGTAGTGACGAATGAAGTAACCGTTGGCATACACCACACCGTCACCTACAGAAAATAAAGAACCTTTTGTGACTGGTGTTTGTGATGCATCTGCAATAATCACTGTTACGTTTTCATCATCATCTTGTGTCAATACTTCATCAGCAACAAATGTTTCAGTGGTTCCTGAATCACCTTGTGAAATGTATTGTAGAAACACTGCTTTAAATGTGGTTGTTTCACTACCAGTAGCAACTTTCTTCACAACAGCTTTCACATTGTCGTTGGCACCTACTAGAATTTTTCCTTCCAATGCTAGTAAAGCCGCATCAGTGATTTCTTGACCAGCTGTATCTGTATCTAAAATTTTAATAACATCAACACCAAAATTTGTGGATTCTGGGCAACCAGAAATAACAGAACCTTCCTTGAAGATGTTATCGCCAAATCGTTTAATTTGGTCTTGAAGGATGGTTTGTAATTGTGTTAGTTCACGAGCTTGTACAGCAAAACCAGGCTTGAACAAAACTCTGTGAAAGTTTTTGTCCAAATCAAAATCATCATAATATGGATAGGTGTTGAGATTTAGCTTAGTGGCCATGTGTTATTAGAAGTTGATATACAATTTAAATGTTTCAGTTTGTTCAAGTTGTCGAACAAGAGGAGCGATGTTGTTATAGTAAATAACTTCACCTGTTCTTTGAGAAATTTCTGGCTGTGTCAACGATGTGATGGTAAGACCAGATGTACCTGTAGTGGTGTTTTCTAATACTGATTCTTCTGTGATATTATTTATCACAGGTAGCAGATAGATAACGCTATCAGATTCATTGACATAGGCAACCAAATATTTTCCATTACTGTCAGTTGTTACAATATCATCAAGATTGTATTGTGATGCATCTGGGACAGTTAAAACAAAACATCCGTTACCTGTGTTGGCAGAGAACAATGTTTCATTGTCGAACGTTTTAATATTCTTGATTATTCCATATTGACGAAAATCATTTTCCAAAAAGAAATCTTCTTGGAAATCTTCAATGTTTACTGCGATACCTAGTGTTGTAGCAAACAATTCTTGTGGAATATTGGAACCATGGCCACCTTGTGGAGAAATGACAGCTCGAAGTTCTCCGTTTGTTCCATCTCCATTAATTGTCAAATCAGCAAACGTGTACCCAGTGCCTCGGTCAGTAATAGTGACAGCAGTGATTTCACCATCTACAACTGTAAGTTCAGCAGCAGCACCTTCACCATCTCCATTAATGTTCACAGTGGTTGTGGCGTTCACATATCCAGTGCCCCCATCTACAATTTCAATGAAATCAATTTGTCCGTTAGTGGCAACGGCATACCCTGCCACGTTTTGATTGATGATGTTGGGAAGGTCTGTTGTTTCAATGGTGACAGAACCTGAGGCACCTGTTCCTCCTCCCCCAAGAATCAATACGAAAGCAAAACTATATCCAGAACCGCCGTTGGTTAAATTCAATTCAGTAACTAAACCACTACCAACTACAGCAGATGCTTCAGCTCCTACACCATCACCCACAATGATGACAGATGGTGTCGTTGTGTAACCTGATCCTTGGTCTTCCAAAATGATTTCACTAATGGTACCGTTATGGTCAAATCGTGTAGATGTACCATAGAACTTCACAGGAACATAATCAGCAGTTAAAAATTTCACACGGTCAGCAGCTGGTACTTCGTACAACAATTGCCAGATGTATCCATCTGATAGCGTCTTGGGACCAACTTCTGAGAAACTTGGTTTCACAGTGGATGGATTTCCATTATTGTTACTTAAACACTTATATACTCGGAAATTGTCGGAATTGAATACATAGAAATCTAAATCAGACATATCTATTGTATCATCATATTGGTCATACACGGTAGCTGTTGTCCAATCAATTCTTCTAGCCAACAATGTGACATCACTTGGATTAACTTTCTTTACACCTAAAATGTTCCGTTTAATGGAAGAATCATCTGAACGTGCATCTACAGGAGTTGGCGGTGTGGGTTCATTGGCCCATTCCGTTGGTCGTGATAGAAACACATAGAAATAATCATGAGGATTTGGATAATTTGTTAATGTAAAGGTGTTGATGGTGACTGTTTGATCCAATGGACCTGTTAGAATCATGTCACCGATGTCAAATGAGGGCTTGATGTTGATGGCTGTTCCTGCTTGAGCGTTAGCCAATGTTGTAGCTAGCTTAATGGTGTTGTTGGTCACCTTGATGATGAAATAGTTTGTGGCATCAGTTAATGTGGAGATACTTCCTCCATCTTCAGTAAAGATAACTTCTTGACCGGTCACAAATCCGTGTGAGGCAAGATAGAAGGTGTTGTCAATACGCAAAAATGCTTGATTACTATTTCCTGTTCCAGTAAAATTGATTGCCGATCCGCCGGATGTCAATGACAATTTAAATGTATCTGTTGTGGCATTCACAACATAGTATTCACTGTTGTTGGTTAACCCTCCAAGGGTGGTACCACCATTGGAATAATAGGTAACAATTTCACCATTAGATAATCCATGATTCAATGATGTGATGGTTTCAGTACCAGTATCAACACCTGTGGTAGGTACTGTGATGCCATGTAAATTCACCAGTTGTGTATCTACAGCTGCACCGTCAATATATTCTTCCATCAATACCAACTGAAATGCTGACCCTGATGGAGACCCATCTAGGTTAATGGCAGTAGGAGATGATGCAATGGCATAGGCTCTACTAGTAGCCAACTTAATGGTATCTTCATCAATGAAAATCACATAGTAGGATACAGCATTCACCATGTTGGTAATGCCAGTTGTAGCACCATTTTCAAAATATAACACTTGGTCACCTTCATTGAATCCATGGTCAACATAAGTGATGGTGTCTTGACTGGTGTTGATTGCTGTATCAGCAAATTCAATACCACGAATGGTCAATGTTGTAACTTCTTCACCAATGGGAGTTAGAAATTCAATGCTAGTTCCATTGGTGGCAATGTAATCGTCTGTTAAGATTTTATCACCATCAATGTATACTTCCACTCTGCCTGGGGTGTATGCCAAAGTTTTACCCTTGACATCTTCCCCAGAGAAAGTGGTGTCACCAGCTGTTGCCGAATAGGTGTACATTGTAGTATCTAGTGTGTTCAGAGTGTTCAACTCTCCACTAGGAACATTCAATGTATTTACAATATCTCGGTGAAAACTGCGTGCTAGTTCCGTCCGGAACCTAATCGGCAATAAAGCTGGCATTAGTTTTTAATTATGAAAGTGTGACAGTCCAAGTAATGGTCATAGCGTCAGATGCACCTACTGAGTCGTTGCTGCTTGATGATGTGGTTTGTGTTGAAGATGTCAAACCTGTACGTGAACCTGATACAGCAGCAATAAGTGCAGTTTGTCCAGCTGATGCTGAAGTATTGTCAGTACCCACTTCCATGTGTGACATTACGCCTGATGATGTGCCAATCATACGTGATGTGATGTAGGCCTTACCTACAGTAACTACAAGATTGTCGATGTTACGTTCTTCTTTCACGACACCATTTTCATCGTGAACAACAATCTTAACCTTACCGGTTGCTTTGATTAATTCTTCCATTTTTTCCTCTGGTTGTTTTGGTTGTTGAAAAACTACTAATCAATACTAGTATTTATACAAAATTTATAAACTATATCCAGTTCCAACATAATCTCCTGCCACATACGGTGATGCAGAGAATCTACCGTTCACGAAATAACTATCTACCCAGATGGTTCCACCCGCATCCGTTACAGTTTGTGAGTCAGAAACATTCTTTTGTGGTTCTAGAACATTGGCGTCAGAGACAGTTACCGTGTCTGTTGGAATTAGGTAATCAATGTCAAATGCTGTTGCGTCTGACAATGTGATTTCTTCCACTAAATCACTGCTTGCGTCATTAAGTTGTGTGAAATCTGTTGCTATATCATCAACAAGTGTGAACGTATCTGAGAGTCCAAGTGTAATTTCTTTCACAAATGTTTCAGAAGTACTTATACTATCAGTTGCAGTATTGTTTACACTTAATGATACCACATCTACAAGTGGAAGATTTTCAGACAATTCACTGGTGTCATCATGTGTTTGTAGGAATTCAATTTCTGTAACAGTATTTAATGAAAGTTGTTCTGAGAATGAGAAATCCTTATCTTTTGTAACTGTTTCTGTGATGTTAACACTATCAGACAATTCCACTGGAATTACAATCAACACATCTAAACTATCTGAAGATGAAACACTATCTGACAAAGCAATTGTGGTTTCTACTGATAAGTTGTCAATGAAATTTTGTGAATCAGATAATGTGTATTCAATGTTTTTTGTAAGAACATCGGTTGTAATAATACTATCAGATTTTTCAAGTTCTGTATTTATTGTGTTTATATTATCAGTAATGGATTGTGTATCAGTAAACACATATTCAGTATTTAATGCAATGTTATCTACGACACCCACATCTTCTTGTAAATCTGATGTTGCGTCATTTTGTTGATTGAAGTTTACATTGGTAGTATCAGACAATGTAATAGTATCTGTGAATACCATGTCAGTCACAAATGTTGTAACGTGTGATGTTGAAACTGAATCAACGTATGCGTTTTCTGTTTCTAGTACTGTATCATCTGTTGTCGTGAATGTGTCAGATAAAGATTTTTCTACAGCAAATGCTGTGACATCAACTGTAGACACATCTTCTTGTAAATCAGATGTTACGTCATTTTGTTGGTCAAAATCTTGGAACAAACTATCAGTGATGGTTAAACTATCGGTAAGTGCTATGGTTACACCAAGAATTGCTTCATCCGTTACCGTGGTGCTATCACTTAATGGTTTTTCCACATCTTGTGCTAACACATCACCTGTTGTCACAACATCAGTTGCACCAAGACTTGTATCCATTGTCAACACATCTGTTGTGGATACGGTGTCTGAAGGAGTTTCAAGATATACAATAGCTACTTGTGCTACATCAGATACAGATACCGTGTCTGTGGTTACGGGGCGACTGATGGCTTTGGCCACCACTTCTGATACTGTAACTGTTTCTTCCAATTCACGATATGGCAAATCTTCAATGTCCACTTGATTGAAATCATCATCCACTGTGATTTCTTCTGGTGTAAGGTTACCAGTCAACAACAAATTGGAGAACATCTTGAAGCCCGCAGGATGTGAGCTCTTTAAATATGTGCTCTTCCAGTTGGATAATTGTTCTGTGGTTTCAATGACATAAGAATATGGTTGATAATAATCATTGTCTTGAAGTGTGATGATGTCTGACAAGAAGCCGGCATTATCAACATATTCACCAGGTGCATGATAGATGTGACCTGTGGCAAACGTGATGGCGGCAGTTGAAGAACCTGAACGACCATTATTGAAGTCCACGGAGAAGGTTTTCACAGGAGTATATCCGGTGGAAATGTTCACTTCAAACACAGCTCCAGTACCTGAACCCGAGGCGGTCAGCGTTGTTAAAGGAAGTCCTGTGGAGGGATTGATTTCTGTGCTGTAGTTGGAACCACCGTTCACCACAGTGACTTGTGTGATTTTACCACCAGACACTAACACACGGAATTCAGCACCTGAACCGTCACCCACAAGATTCACAGCTGTGGCACCCACGGCATATCCAGAACCACCGTCCAAGATGGTGACAGATTCAATCACACCTGTCTTACGAACCAAGAACTTCTCACCGCTATCCACGATGGACAACAACTTAATTTTACCACGGGTAGGAGCAGATGCATAATCACCGAACAGTGTGTAATCTTCAAGGAAGTATTGTTCAGCAAATGTGTTTTCTGTTTTAACTACACGAACAATGGCGTTGTTTTGCAGTAGTTCATAGGCGTAAGCAGCAGACCCAGCGGTAACTTCTGTATAGTCACCAGCAAAATATAACCCTTCTAGACCTGTTTCTGAAACGAAGTAGGTATCGTCACGACGGAATCTACTACCTGGTTCATCAACACTTAAAACAGAAGTTAACTGCTTAGAGATGGTACCATACGTAATGGTTTCATCTCCAACATATTGTACATAAACGTGAGTGTCGTAGAAACCTAAACTTGGTGCTAATGTAAGGTCAGCAGAAATGTCATCTGGAAATTGATAGTTGGGATTGATGTCAACTTGCAATTGATAGATGTTGGGACGTGATGTTTCATAGACATCAAGGCATCGTGTAGTAACTGTTCGTGCAAAATTACCAGCACCTTCAATGTATTCCAAATAATATAACGTGATGACTTTTTCTTTCAGTTCGTAGATGTTTTCATTTGGAAATAAAGTAGTATCTACCTTGATGAAACGTTTTCTACTCCAACGACCATCTGAAGCACGAAGAAGATAATCACCTGGATATTTTACTGTGGCTGTATCATTGAACATGAAACGGAAAAACATTTCCGTGGATGTTTCTGAACCTTTGGCTTCATAGTATTGATTGATGTATTTTATCAAACGACGGTTATCAAGAACCGTATCGCTTGGCATATCATAAGTGTATTGATTTCTGAAATATGGAATAAACACATCCAATGTTTCATCAATG